TCCCCTCTATCTTTTGCTATTTTTTCTGCCTCTTTTACTCTAGATTTCATACGTTCTTCATACGCAGTAAACGGTATGTTTTGACCTTTTATTAATTTTTTAGCTTTGCTATATGAAATGTTTCTGTTTCTTAAAATTTTTAAAAGATCTCTTTCTTTAACACCTGTTGCTATCGCATCCTGTAATATAAAATAAAAATCCTGGTTAACTCTGAATGTTTCATCTTGTATGTTTCTAAATTCATCAGCCATCACAAGTGGTCCTCTGTTTTGAAAATCTTCTAAAGAGTAAAATTTTTCTGCTTTTGTTGTTGATTTAAATTTTTTATTGTATTCTGTAATTTTAAACTGCATCGCCTTTGGCACATCCACGTTAATAATTCTAACACCAGAGAACAACGCAAGTAACTCATCTTGTAAGGATACAGGAGTGCCACCTCGTTTGATATCTTTTTCTATACCTTGTATTATTTTATCTCCAGTTGTGATTGCAGTTGGTTGTACACCCTCGATTATGTGCACCAAACTTTTCATAAATGCAGTTGGTCCATCGTCAGTCTCAGAATAAACCACCTTACCGGTTTTGGTTACACCACCTCTACCACCAACAAAAAGACCGCTAGGTATTACATCTGATATTCTTTCAAGTGCAATGGACTCAGATACGAACGGGTCTAATAATTTTCTTACAGGTCCGTCAGCTCCTAAAAATAAATTAAATGCAACAACATCAGCATCTTGTTGTTTTAATTTACCCTCTTCTAGAGTTTTTAATGCAGCTCTTACTGGCTGTGTTACAACATCGTATGGACTGAAGTATGAAAAATTAATTGCTTTACCTTTACCATCTTTCCATGTGTTAACAGGTAGTATGGCTGCTCTTGAATCCCAAGGTGCTGATAAACTTCTTTTATATGCCTCTATCTGATCCATGGTTGTGCCTGTTAGATTTTGAGCTAAAGCCGACACACCTTTTTCTGCACCACCTAGTGTAACAAAAGCACCTAACAGTCTTCTGTATCCTTGTTGTCTTAGTTGTGCGTTTGAAGATGTTGCCTCTTTTAAACCAATAGATACAATATTATGTGTTGTTCTAATCATCTCTGCAGGGAACGATACGAAATTACCAAATGGTAGTTTTCTTAAATTTTTAAT